GCTAAACTATTTGAAAATTTAGAAGCATCTGTAAAGTCTATCAAAGACGATATCTTTAGAATAAGTTGGTACATGCGCGGCGGAGTCACTGCCAACGACCTATTTCACATTTACAGTTATGAAGATCGCACTATCATGGGCGAGATTATCAAAGAAAATATTGAAACTACGACAAAAACTAGGATAAGTTTTGTTTAATTATTTTGTTTTTTTAGTTTGCGTTCTATCTCTGCAGGACTGTCTCGTTGCCAATCAATGTTTACTATCTGCGGTGGACGATCAATGTCTACTATCTGCGGTAAACGTATGCTGTTTTCATCATCAGGTTTGACAGCGCCTCCAGCGGACGCGGCAGTGTTTGTACCAGAAGTAGGAGTATTGGAATCTCTTGGTCCTTGGGACCTCTGATTTGACCCGCCTGGTCTATCTTGTGTTTGATTTCTTAAATCTTCTAAGTCCTGTGTGATTTTGCCAGCACCTAACATGTCGTTAAAAAATGATGCCAAAAGTCCAAAGCCTGCACCCACATAGGCAAAACGTAAAAGAGCCCTCATAAAATCTTCACCTACATACTCGTTGTTGATTGCATATGCTAATACCTGTTTTTGTACAGTATCGGTGGCAAAATTCAACCAATTTACCGTGGCAGGACTTAGTCTAAACAAGTGTTGAAAACTTTTTATAAACGTATAACCGGCTGCTTTGATCAATGTACCGCCAGCTAGGGCCATGACTCCACCCGCAATAGCTTTTTCAGTGATATCTCGAACTGCTCCTTCTGCTTCCGCTTTGTCAATTTCTTTTGCTTTGTACAGTTCATGGATAGCATCTACTTCATTGTGCCAATGTATCACAGTCTGCAGGATGATTCCCCATGTTGATAATTTAAAAAGCACTCTAAGATTAGCAGCAGAATTTAAAAATCCTGTTACTTGGCCACTAGAATATGTTAGGTCACGTGAAAGATTGCGTTTATTTTTCCTTAAAAAGTCACTGTAACTGCTGTATGTACGCCTACGACCGCTGCTATCTAGTGTATAAAGTTTACCGTCAGGACCTCGTTTTGGCAGTTTTCCAGTTGTTTTTACTTCATATTCCTTGCCACTGCCGCCTAAATCCTGTATTCTACGCTGTCCTTTTGCAACTTGATCTTTGTTATAGTAAGCATAATTACGATATTCTATAGCATCTTTAGCATTACTAAATTCTTTTGGATCATAAGTACCATCAGGCTTCTTGATTTTATACTTTCTACGAAATAAACCGCTACCTACTTTCACTATGATAGCACGTTTTACTGATTCCGATAAGATGTGCACAGCTTTATTCATAATACATATTTATTGGAGACGAACGAAGTTCGTCTGTGTTTTCGCTTACGCTCAACACATTTTTTTTAACACGAAGTGTTTAAGTATTATCTAGATACAATGGTCGCACTTTGCCCAGGCAGGGCAAAGTATTGACGTAGCATTATCTGAGTACGCAAGTCACACAGCATTAGAACTACTAAAATGTTTAATATTTTGCGCAATTTCGTGCGATTTCATACCAAACACTAAACATTTTATCATAGGCGGTTGTCCGGTACCTATTCATTCTGTCTTTATTACAACGGCGGTCACTGTGCAAATGCTGTCTTTCACAGTAACGTGCAGGATTTCCCTGCTCTTTTTGCCTTGTCACAATCCTTAAACAACCAAACAGCAAGGGCTTTGCTATCCTCATCCTTTCGGGTAGTGGTTGAGTACTCTTGACGGCGAGAGATTTTCTTCCCTGTGATCCGTGATCCAGGTATTAGAGCACTTGAAATTAGCCAGTGCGAGCCATTAACCGTTGATTAGTTTGCCTTTGATGTGTGAGCCGTGTACTCTCACTTGAATATGCCCGTTGTAGTAATCGTCTGATTCTAACACGCGCCTTGAGAATTGTTCTCTAGCCTCTATGTATGAGCATTCTGATTTAGTTTTACAGTAATAAAGTATCTGTCTGGTGAAGTTTTCTTTGCCTAAACGTAGCACATCAGCATTCAATTCATCGTTTGAACCGTAATAATCTTGCCAATCTGATTGAATTTTACCTCTAATACGTTTGCGTTTCTTTTTTCCATTTTTAAGTTTTACTGTTCTATAAGTTGTTCTTGAAAACTTTGATAATTTCTTGCCTATATACATTCTACCAGTTAGTGAATTTGTTATTATATAGACAAAACCAATGTACTCATCTGATATAGTTTCAACAATTTTGTCTTCAAATAACCATGTCATTAACTATGTAGTTTTTTGACCCTTGGCCTCTCTTCTTTTCTGAGTGATTTCATTTTTTTCGTAACGCCATTCTTGAATTTCCTTGCGTCTTTGACTGCAAATGCGTCTGATCTCGCTGAGCCAAAATCTTGTATCCATGCCGGCACGTTTAGTACCTTTGCTTAACCAAATCTGATTGTACTTAAAATATTGCCTAAACGCATTGTAAAGTTCTTCGTGACTGTCCATTATTCTATAAATTCTATATCATTTGAATAACTGGTGAATCCATTTTCTTTTATCACTTTTAGTACATTGTTGACCCTACCAATTAGTTCATCTTTATGACTGATCAGATATATGTTTTTCTTACGTTCTCGTCCCATCTTTTTAAGGACGCTAAGGGCATTTTCTACACCAGCCGCATCTAGTCCGTTGTCGATCAATTCGTCAATGAATAACAAATTAATACTCTGATATAGACTTTCCCATACATCTCTGAATGCCCAACTGAGTCCCAATATCAATCTGTTACGCTCACCGCGACTTAGATTGTCGAAATCTAAATCTTGTCCAAGCTGTGTGATTTCTACACTGAGATCGTTGACAAAGCTGACCTGATGGGGCAGTCCAACTCGATCTAGATAATAGGTCAATCTATTGTTGAGATAGGCTAGATTTTGATCTATTATCTTTTTCCGTATAAAACTGTCCTTAGAGGTCAACAGTTTGAGTAAAAATTCTTGATGTTCTTTGAGATTAGTCAAAGTATTGACGTTGTCCCAAGAAATTTGTTGTATTGCTGTATTTGTTAGTTCGTCAATCTGTTCTTGATAGGGATCTACTTCTGTATTTCTGCCATGTAAAGCAGTTTCAAGACCAGTAAGATTGTTTTGATGTTTAAGTGCTTCTTCGAGACTGTCATAAAACGTTTTGGGCCTACCATTTATGTCTCCGATCTCGTTTAATTCTTTGATCACTGTCGCGAGATCAGCAGAAACTTTGTTAAAATAAGTCACAGCATCAGCGAGATTTTTTTCTGCGGCAGCGGTCATTTCTTCATGCTTGTGTGTATGTAACTGTTGTTCGCAGGCAGGACATTTTTTGTCTAACAACTGTTCTACTTCCTTGGTATACCTGTTAAGACTTTTTTCTGCTTGACCGACCGCGGTTTCTAGCGTGGCCTTTTCTTTGTTTAAACTTTTGATCGCGGCCGCCTGTTCCTCATATTTCTTTAATTTGGCGTGTTGCTCCAGTTCAAGATCTATATCTACATTTTTTAATTCATTGATACTGCGTTCAATTTTTTCACAGTCCTCGACCTTTTGATTATTCCATGCTTTCTGCCTAGTGATCAGACCATCTATGCTCTGTTGTATTTTGTCATTGGATTTTTTAGCAGCTTCAATATCCGCATTTTCTTGCACTATTTGGTCTTTTGTCTGTCTAACAAGTTCTTTAAGAGATTCTGCCTTTTCTGAAAGTAAGGTAATTCCAAGCAGTTGCTCAATAATTGCTCGTTGCTCATTGGCCTTCATAGAAAGGAAAGGCTCTGTATAAGTATTCAACGCTACAATATGCTTGAACATGTCATGACTCATGCCTAGTAGAACATCTAGATCTTTCTGCGTTTCGCGCATATCACCTTGACTGTCATCGGTTTCCTCAGCGGCCTGTTCATGATTATTGATAAAGAATTTCATTATCCCAGGTTTTCGTCCGCGTTCTATTCTATAATCAATACCGTCTTTTTCAAAGTGAAGTGTAACCAACATGTTTTTGTTGTTGATCTTGTTTATTAAATTATCTTTCTTAATATTAGTCAGTGCCTGTCCATACAGGGCAAAACTTAGGGCATTTACTATGGTAGTTTTTCCAGTGCCGTTACGACTGCCGCTGTCGTCTCCGCCTTGATCTAAATTTTCTCCTAACACTAAAGTCAAATATTCTTTCTCAAAATTTATAGCTTGAGTTTGATTACCCACACTCATAAAGTTTTTTACAGTTAATTCTTTTATATTGATCATAGGCTGTTATAGATACTGAGTAAAACCTTGTTATCAAAGTTTTCACTTTCAATATTGATCAATTGGTTGCTGACAATTTGATCAACGCTTTCAAACGCTTGAATATCAATGTTGTTGTTAATTTCTATTTCTTTCTTTTCGGATATTAGAGTTAATTCCCTGATATCATACTCATTTACAAATTTTTCTTTTATGAAACTGGCCTCCTCATAGCTGATATCGATATCCAGGGTGACACGCAGATGCATTTTACTTGTTAAAATAGTGTCGGCCTGATCAATTAATTGGCTCAGTTTTACAGTTCTGTACTTGGGACAGTTGTTCCAGTTTAAGAATTCAGGATCTTGACCCCATTGAAGAACCATCATACCTCGCAAGTCATCCCACGCATCGGCATAGTTGTGTGGAAATGCGTTGCCTATATAGTGCATATTCTTTCTACATTGACGTTTGTGGAAGTGTCCACTGAATCCCAGTTGATAATCTTTGAAATGATCTAATTGTATTTCACCGTGATCGGGCATCTGTACCATGGCATTCATAAAGAAGTTTGGCAATTCAAAGTGACCAAAAATATACTGGCCACCTTTTTTACCTACATTACGCCATTCATCCCCCACTAACCATGGGCACATAGTGACATCACCGCTTGTTATCGGTTTATGAACGATTTCTATACCAGGAACATATTTGCCAAATTCTACAGAATGTATATCACGTTTGTCTTTGTAATAAAGAT